TCTTGATTCGGTTCAAGGTCGTGCGCCAGCAGTAGCGTTTGGTCCTATTTGTTCTCTACCAGAATTAGAAACTTGGATTACTACTTGGACATTTAGTGAAACTATTCACTCTCGTTCTTATACACATATCATTCGTAATGTGTATGCTAACCCATCAAAGATATTTGATGAGATGATGGACATTCAAGAAATTGTTGACTGTGCTGGCGATATTACTGCACTGTATGACAAGTTGATCGAGATGAATAACAATCATGCTCTTGCACGGCAAACTAATTCATATGAGCATAAGAAAGCATTATGGCTTGCACTTATGAGTGTTAATATTCTCGAAGGTGTTCGCTTCTATGTTTCATTTGCTTGCAGTTGGGCATTTGCTGAATTAAAGAAGATGGAAGGCAATGCCAAGATTATTAAGTTTATTGCTCGTGATGAAAATCTACATCTTGCTGGCACACAAACTTTGCTTAAACTTTTACCAAACGATGATCCAGATTATGCGCAGATTGAAATAGAATGTCGTGATGATGCTATTAAGTTGTTTGATGATGCGGTCAATCAAGAAAAGGCGTGGGCACAGTATCTGTTCAAGGATGGTTCTATGATTGGTCTTAACTATCAACTGCTTGCTGAATATGTTGAGTTTATTGCTAACAAGCGTATGCAAGCAGTAGGTCTTGGTCAGCCACATCCTACAAAGAATAACCCACTACCTTGGACACAAAAGTGGATTGCTGGTGCAGAAGTTCAAGTTGCTCCACAAGAAGTAGTTTTGAGTTCGTATGTTATTGGTGGCACCAAGCAAGATGTTGATAGCAACTCATTCTCTGGATTTAGTCTATGATTGAGAATTGGCGAGACTTGGTTGGCTATCAGAAAAATACCCGACATGTATATTATCTTGTCTACACACGTGACGACGAGGGAAAACCTTGTATTAGTATAGAAAAATCAAATGTTGCATGTGATCTCACGGAGCAAAAATTATGTGAGAAATTGGATGTGATCCTCACATCATTTCCCAAGAGCAATATGAGCAAGGACAGAGCAGCTAATCAAATAGCTAGGCAAAGTCGTCGTGGTATTGCCAAGACAGAATACAAACGCAGCATCTTCTATCGTGGTTCTGCTAGTGATGCTGCAGTGATTGTGATAGAACGCAATGGTAAATTTGGTATCTTCAAGCATCCCAACTTTGACCAATATGGATTCACTTTATAAAAGGAAACAAAATGATAACACTTTACACGAAGGATTCCTGCCCATATTGCGATGGAGCAAAGGCACTGCTTAAAAGTTGGGGCGAAGAATATACAGAAGTTCATATCAACGATGAGGGTGTCCGTGATTGGTTAGTAACCGAAGGTCACAAAACTGTGCCGCAAATTTATTATAATGGTAAAATTTTAGTAGAGGGTGGTTATACTGGACTAAGTAAACTGTCGCTCAACGAATTACAGGAAAGAAAGAATGCTAATCTCTAAAACTGATAAGAATACTGTCTATACATTTAAGACTGTCACTGGCGAAGAAATCATTAGTCGTGTAAGTGAAAGTGATGCCACTACTTACACGCTGTTAAAACCACTGGTTATGATTGTTACTCCACAGGGTGGATTTGGATTGGCACCAGCAATCTATAGTGTTGGACCATCAGATACGATTGTGTTAAATAAGAGAGCAGTTGTTCTTTCTGGTAAGACCGAAAGCGACATTGCCACTCAGTATCTGCAGAAAACTACAGGACTGACGTTGGCTACTGCCTAAAGGGAGAGTCAATAATGCCTATTCCAGCAAAATTTGGAACATTTGATAGCGGCGGTGGTGTATCATTTCAAGGTGATCCTACTGTTATCGTAAATGGCAGACCATCAAGTCGATTTGGTGATATGGTCACTCCTCACCCACATTTACATCCTGCAAATCCTATTGTATTGGGCAGTGCTAGTGTTCTTGTAGGATTAAAACCACAGGGATTCTTGGGCAGTCCCAATGCTTGTCGTCACGTTATGTTGCCAGTTGAAGCAGATGTACTAGTAGGTTTGGCCTAATGACTGTTGGAAGTTTTCTTTCTGGCAGCGGAACTATCAGAACATTTGGCACAAATGCTAATGTTATTGGTAGTGGCACCACTTTTACAAATTATATGCCAGGCAGTATTATTGCTAATGTTAGCAATGTGTTTATTGGTTATGTTGCTTATGTAAGCAGCAATACCGCCATAACTTTGCGAACAACTGCTAACCTTGTCGTCAACGGCGCAAGTTACAAGGTAGCGGCATTCACACCAAATACCGTTGCTTATAGTTATAATTGTATCGGCAATATTACAGCAAGTAATATTACCAACATGGTATTTGGAAATAACACCGCATTTATTAGTAACTTAAAATATGGTGATTCAATCTATCAACCAAACTCTCTAACAAATAGTGCTAACTTATATCTTGGCACAGTAGAAATGGTTATAGATAACAATGTGATATTATTGAATAGTAACAGTGCTGCAAATGTATCTAACACTGTATTTTATAAACAATCTCCTGTAACTTATAGTACCACTCTTTATGGAACATCCTATAGCGATGTTAATACTAACCCTAAATTGCATCAAATTAACAGTAATTTATTTGCGTGGGCTACTAGTGGTTTAATACCAGGTGCAAGTTTTGTTCACAAATATCACCCACCAGTTCGTGATAGCGTAACTGGACAACTTGTTGACTTGCCAGCAAGTGTGTTTACAAATACAACCACTCGTGCAAACGTTTATCTTGATCCAAATCTTGCCCCAACTAAAACTACAAACGCATCATTATTAAATTCATATGTATATGGCAATGCTGGTTTAAATATTGCTGGCGATTTCTTTAGTGTTGGCGATTTTGATAGTGAACATCGTGCATTTGGTACAGATGCAACTAATGTTCGTAATAACTTATATAATGCTGATTTTATACAAAATCTTTCAGGCAGTGATGCACAGTCTTATGCTAACAACGCAAATGCAGTTATTGCCAACAGTAGAGTTCATCAATTTGCAACTGCTATAGGTGTAAACGTACCACGAGTTACAGATTACCATAACGATGCTAGCCAATACTTAAATCAAAAATCTGCGCTAGATATGCTAAAAGATAGTAATAATAATAACTTGGGCATCAACCAAGATCAAAGTTTGCGATTACCACCGCTAAAGTTAAAAAAACTCAGTGCAACAGGCGCACCTATTGCCATACCAGGTTTGTTAAATGCCAAGGTTGAAACCGATGAACCTGTTGATGCACCATTTACGCCTATAGTTTATAAAGTACAGAAGAACTAGGAATAATAATGTCAGGTTATAATGCAAATTTTGGTTCACAAGTTGATGCCGCCTTTCAAGCCAAAGGGTTACCTGTCGGTGCTGGTGCTGCACTACTTGGCGTTGAAAATCCAGGCGGTGATCCAAATGCTACCAGTAGTACAGGTATTAAAGGTCCACTGCAACAGACTCAAGGATTTATGGCACAATGGAATCCTGGTGGCAGCACATTAAATCCTAATGATAATATTACTGCTGCTAGTAACTTCTTTGCTGCACAGCAAGCCGCAGGTTATACCCCAGCCGAAGCCTATGTAATTTATCAACAAGGACCAGGTGGCGCACATGCACTCTTTAATGCTGATCCAAGTACGCCAATTAGTTCGTTATCACCCACTATTCAACGTAATTTGATAGTTAACGGATGTGATCCAAATGGAACAACAGGTGATGCACTTAATCATATTCAAGGTCAGTATGCTGGCGGTGCGGGCCTTGCTAAAGGTGCAGGATTAGATACAAGTGGAGTTCCAACATCCAATCGTACACCGCCAAAAGGCAACGGTGCAGTAGAGGGAACGAATAGCGGCGGAACTAGTTTTGGTGGCGCAGGTTGTGCTGCTGCTGGTTTATCACCTGCTGGTTTAATGGCAATGGCATCAGCGGCTGCTGGCGGTGCACTAGGAATGAATAGTATTCTTGATGCTGTTACAAAAGCAGTTGGTGCAAGTCCAATTACAGGTTTAATGTCTACCGTTATGAGTGGCGGTGGAAACATAGTTAATGCGGCACTAAATGCAGCAGGCGGCAGCATAAGCAATGTTATTGGTGGTGCTATTAGTAATTTTGCTGGCGGTGCTGGCGGACTTATTTCAAATGCACTCAATAGTATCAGTGGCGGTGCATTCCAAGCATTAAGTTCAATTGGTGCCAATATTCTGCCAAGTCTAACTGGTGTTTTGCCAGGTGGCATTAACGGTCTTGTCAATAGCGCCATTGTTGGCGGTTTACAAGGCGGCGTCAACGGTATGTTAAACGGCGTTGTAGGCAATGTTACGCAAGGCGTTGTTGGAAATCTTTTGGGTCCAATGAATGGTGTACTACAAAATAGTCCATTTCCAAATGCTATTCAACAATTTGGTGCCGCTGGCGGTCTTAATGGAATGATTCAAACCGTTGCACAAAATATGGTTGGCGGTGGTGCTGGAAATATAAACAACTTTGTTAATAATATTGGTATGGCAAGTGCTTATAGTGGCATTGCAAATAATGTTGTCGGAGCAACAGCCGAAGCCGTTGGTCTATCATTTGGTAATGGTGCTAATGGTCTTGGTGCTAATATCAGAAATAATAATGATCTTATAAGTTTTGGTCTAACATCGGTTACAAGAAATGTAAGCGGTGCTGTTAGTGATATGTTAGGTATTGGAAATATGGATACCACATCACTGTTACGCCTACAACAACCTGCCAACGTTGCTAATCAGATATTAAATGCTGGATTAGGTGGTGTAACTGGGCTAACTTCAAGTCTTGTTAGTGCAGGATTGCCTGTTGCTGGTATTGATAATCCGCTACACGATGCACCAGTTAAAGCCATACTTAATTCCATTACGGATGCCAATGCAGTTGGTGCGGTTAGTGCACATTTTAATATTACCAAACCGCTCGCACATCTTGGACAATTAACAGATTTCTCTCATATGTGTCCTAACCTAGCACAAAGTAGCCCAAGCCAAAGTTTCAGTGATCTTGGACAACAGTTTATTTCTCTGGGCATGACACGTGGTAAAACGTTTAACGACTATGGCACAGCATTTGCTAAAGTTGATCCTGGTCTTAACCTACAATATATCAGCCAAAATCCAACTCCTATTACTGCTACTGCAGCAAACAGTCTAATGCAAACATTTGGTTATGGTGGCGGAACACTTGGTGAAATTACAACTGCAGATTTTATTGGAACTGCTGGTGGTTATGTTCACAATGATACGCTGCCATATATCATTGACGCAAATACAGTAATTGCCGCAAGACCAGAAGGAGTAGAATTAACTCGTCGTATCGGTGTTCTGCAGTCACTAATCAGTGGCACTTACTATGTGCCAGGTTCACCTGCTGATTCAAACAGTGGTTCACCAGCAGTGTCAGATGCTATCATCGTTCCAGATTTAGGTTCATTTACTACACTTGATGCTGCTGTATTGGCAGCGGTAACTTATGTTGAAGCACAGTTAACTGTAATTAAGAATATTAATGATCCAACTATTCAGGCAATTATTCAAGCAGCAGAAACTGCGCATGCTGCAAGTTGTGCACAAATTTTAAAAGAAAATCATTTCATCTCAACTTATAACATGAACCTGTTTGAAACTAGTTCAAATACTCCTGTGACTGCTTATGTATTTGCCGCAGGTTTGCCTAGTGCTGGCAATGATAATGGCTATGGAAAAATTGGTCATTATATTGAACAAGTTGCCACTGATAACATTTATGGCGATAGCATCAAGGCTGCTATGCGTATGGGTCGCAATGCTGCTGCTCTAGAACCACTAGGTATTCAAACAGATAGATTTCAGTTGCCACATAGTCAATACTATCGTGATCCAATGGGTTTCTATATGGATGCCTACACAGGAAACCTACCGATTACGCCATCACAACTTGTAGACCAAATTATTCCACAAACTCCACAAGACTTGTATATTGAGTTGCGCAATCAAACGCTGATTGATAATGGTTATGATCCTGCAACAATGTTGCCAGCACAGGCAGATGAAAAATATTATGATTTACAGTGGGTATCAACGAGTCCGTCAGTTCTTGAAAACATTGGTCTTACAATGTTGCAAGAAGCCGTTAACCGCAATATTGTAGTAATTGGCAATAAATGTTATGTGGTTGGTCTTGACCGTAGCCAAAATCTATTTGCTACTATGGATCAAAATGGTTTGTTGTTAAACAACAACGAGGTATTTGTAGGAACTATGTTAAGTGTTCTTAACAAGATGCTTTATGGTAATATTGGAACTACCAAGTATGAAACGCCATTTTTTACTGACCAAATGGTATATGGTATGTTGGAAATGCTAGGTCAAATTACACCAAATAACATTGATGCACTTAAGCAGACACTGCTAGGTAGTGTGGCTCTTGGCGGATTCTTGGATAAATTACGTGGATTCTTTACCACAATCCTTAATAATACCAATACTGCAATGGATCGTAATCTTGTTAATGCTTGGGGTGGCAGTGGACCAGATGGTGATTATACTTCACCAAAGCGTCATTAATGTGCTTGACAAGTTATAACTTTAAGGCTATAAATAATATACCATGAAGATTAACGAGATTGTAGAAAGCATAACCGAAATGAGCATTGGGGCTGGTGGATTAGAATATGAAACCGCTGTGGTTAACTCTATTCAACAAGCAATACCACACTTTCAAGAACGTGTTAAATTTACTAATCTTAATTTTGCAACGGCTGGTTACAGTAGTGTAGGTATTGATCTTGAACTGCAAGTAAATGGTTCACCATTTAACATTGAAATTAAACAAAATTCAAATGCTCAAATGGGCAGCACAAGTGTGCGTTATGATGCCACAACAGACAATGCCGAGATTGTTAAACCAGGTGCTATTGATGAAGAAGCACAGCCATATTTTTTAGAGGCAGCACGTTCTAAAAAAGAACCTCTGCTAAACCTTGTCAAATTTTTAAGAGCACAAGAACCTATAGAATTACATAGTAGAATACCTGATATGTTTCCTATTGGCGCTTCAACAGACAGTGCGTGGGAAAGTGCTAAAAAAGCAGGATTGCTGCTTCCATTAAATTCAAAAGTGCGGTTTAAGGATGCTGGTATAATTACCAAAATGTATAATCTCAAAAACGTATTTTATATTCAAATTGGTGGTGCCGGATTATTTTACTTAAATCAAAACCCGTATAATCTTCCTGTCCCAAAATTTGAAGGTGAAATTCAAATTGAATTTAGACCAAAGCGAGCAGGCAATACTTCAAGAAAACTTAATGGACAAGTAATAAGAGCAGCACGTGTTGATTTTGCTGCCACTGGTCGATTTTTAACAACCATAAAAAGTGATTTAAGTCTTGACAATCCTGCAGAAGCATTTCAAATCTTGGCGTATATTGACGACCAAACAAAATCGTGAAAGCCAACGTAGAAAAAATCTGGCATTTTACCTGTGAATACTGCAAAATGTGGTTTAGCATCGCTGTAATGGACGATTGGAAGCCTAAATTACTATATTGCCCACATTGTGGTAAACAACAAGAAATAATTACTTCAAATAATTAGGAATTGGTTATGGATTTTCTTTTATCGGAAACATTAAATGAATATAAAAACAAAACATTAACGTGGTGGGGCATGGACTCATTGGAAAATTATACTTCACATGATAATCTTTATCGTCCTGAAGATTTTAATTATAAATTTAATGAACATGGTTTTCGTTGCGGTATTTTTGAAAATATAAAAGAAAATGGTATAATTTATATTGGATGTAGCCATACGGAAGGTCAAGGTTTGCCCACTACTGATACGTGGGCATATAAACTACATCAAAAATTTAACGATATTTCATATTATAATTTAGCAAAAAGTGGAACTGGTATAGAATTTATTTCAAAAACTCTGTATCATTATATTCCAATTTTTAAACCAAAATATATATTTTTACAATGTCCAGATTATCATCGTAGAAATTTTATGTTTAATAATAAGGCTGAATCAAGATTTTCAACAACACTAATTTTAAAAGATTTAAAAGATAATGATTTATTTTTAGATAAATCATATGCTATTGATAAATTTGCAGAATCTTTAAAAATTGTTGATTTATTATCACAATTATATAATACTAAAGTTATATTCTGTCCGCTATTCAAATACATATCAAATGTTGCCCGAAAAATATCAAAAGATAATAATTTTAAAAATTTTATTTTTACTAATGCTGAGATGAAAATTATTGATTATGCCAGAGACAGCTTTCATTATGGTCCAAAATCTCATGAAAATTTTGCCAATGATTTATTCAATAAATTAAACCTTGACATAACTCCTGAATGATGCTATAAATAATATACTAATATTGTTGAGGCGAAACAGAATAAACATGCTGGACGAGGGTGCAATTCCCTCGCCGTCCACCAAAGATACATTACCCATTGGCAGCGGCGTACCCGTGGAGCCAGTGGGAGTCTTGCAAGCTGATGTATCTTTGATGGGCGGCAATTAGGATCGACAGGTGTAGTAAAGGTTTTGAGTAGATGTTAGTAAACGTAATAAATGCTAACGATAATGCATTCACTGAAATGAGCCTAGCGGCTTGATTTCTTGGGTATGGGTTCCACCTCGAAACAGAACGGGCCTACTTTTTTATTGAGGGCGATGAAAAAATTTATAATCTCTTTGGCACTGCTCTTAATAGTGAGTTATCCTGTTTTAGCCAAAGACCCCAAACCCCAAAAACCTATTATTACAGAAACTCCTAGCGAGTGTGTTGCTCAAGCCATAAAGAATGAGGCTGGTGGCGAAGACTATGAGGGACAGGTTGCTATTGCTTGGGTTATTCGCAACAGGTTGGAAAGTGGAAAGTTTCCCAAATCACCATGCAAGATTGTATATGAAAAACGTGGTATGGATTGCCAGTTTACTTTTATTTGCTTTCCATTTAAGCCAGTAGACCAGGATAAAAACCGTAGTGATTTTTATAGTATTGCAATGATGGTGCTGTATTCAACCTATATGGTTGATCCAACCAATGGTGCGCTATACTTTAATAATAAACCGTTTAAGAATAAACACTTCAAGTTTATTAAAAAGATAGGACACCACTGGTTTTATACAGATGCTAATTAGTTAATACTTTGTCCGCTATCACGGATATTGGTAAGTTTTTCAATATAAAGACCCATGTTGTGATCATATAATCCATCAAATAACTGACCTTTCTTCCAACAACGCCAATGTGCTCTCATGCTATCCTTAAATCGTTGATATCTGCTTAACGGACGAATGTTGCCATAGAAGTTGATATAGCATAGTGTGCCATGATGCTTGAATAGTAGTGCTGCTGGTGGAACGTGTGTAACCATATCATTACAATTTACAAAACGATAATGTTCTGTTTTAACATCAGCAACATAGTCTATGTTGCCAAGACGAGGTTGTCCAAAGGTCATAAGTTTCGTTGGTGGATAACCAGCAAATTCTAGTTCTTGGGTGATATAAAGTGCCATTGCAGCACCAAGACTGTGACCAGTAACATATATATCTTTCCCCTTATTCTTCTTTGCCCAATCTAATACTTGGTCTAAAATCTTACGTGCTTCACGACGAAAACCTTCGTGAACCCATCCTTTACCATGACGCTTTGGAATAGTATCAAGGTCAGCAAGTAAATCATTTGGTTGAGTAGGTTGTGTTCCACGACAAGCAACAATAACTTCGCTATCACTTGCTGCTACGTGTCCTTGTGCGCCTTCATTATCAAGGAACTTATATTTCTTAAATCCAAGATCAGCATAAATTTGCTTGCAATCATCTTGGTATGCGGAACTGGCAAGTTGTGCCATAGTTACTGCTAATTCGGGTAGGCTTTGGTCTTTTAGCATAGTTGATTTTCTCCCTTTGTGATAATATTTATTGGAATAGAATGTAATAAATGCTGCACTAAATACTCTTGTATTCAATTACACATAGTTTTTCAACGATTCAATTAATATTTTAGTATCAAAAAAATAGTAATCAAATCAAGGGAAAATTATGTTTAAGAATATTTTAAAAACCATCACTGTGATGGTGGGTCTTGTTGCGACCTCAACTGCAAATGCAACTGATGTTTATAATAGCGTAGCAACTGCTTATGTGCAAACAACAATTAGCCAGACAGTTGTGTTTGATAGCACAATGCAAGCTGGCGGAACTTTTGAATTTAGCGTTCTAGCACACAATGGCGGTGGACGCACAGGACAAAGCGATACTGCTAACGTAAAGATTCAATTTTATGATTCTTCAAATACGTTAGTAAGCACTGTCAATACTAGTTACTCAAGTAACTTACCTCAACCAAGTCAAAGTGGAACAGCAAATAGTCAAGGAGTTATGTTAAGTGGTAATCCACAAGCAGACCCTGCTGTGCCTTGGACTACCTTATCCATATCATCCACAAACTGCGGCGGCAGTTGCGCTACTGTAGCATACGCAAAAGTATCTATGTATGGAGTTGATGGTAGTTATTGGGCAGGTGATTATGGTCCTTGGTATCGTGCTCCTACACTTACCTTAAATGGCGGAACTAATTTACTCTATAACCCAGAGTTTGGTCCTTACAACGGAACAAACGCACAGGGTTGGACATTAAGTCCTGCACTTGGTGCTTGTCAAGGCGCATGGGGCGGTAGCAATGCTTGTATTGTTGATAATACTGGCACACCAGGACGCAATACTACAGGTCTGGTAGCCAACCAAAATGGTGGTGGACCAAGCGCAACTGGTGGAACAACCAGCGGAACAGCAGGTGGTTATAACTCTACTATGAGCGTAAGCAATCCAAGTGGTGGTGCTTCTTCTACTCCTACTATTGTAAGTTCAGCAGCAGGTACACCAAGCGTGACTACATCTAATTCAACTGGAACTCCCACAACTACAACTGTAACTAACACTAGCACTGTTACATCAACTGATGCTAACGGAAATCAAGTTGTGACAACATATTATACTGTTACAACTACAGTTACAACACCTACTACAACTACAACAACTACCACACCTGTAACTGTAAACACATATAGTGATGGTTCAACTCAAACAGTTAATGGAACACCTGTAACAACAACTATAACTACTAATACAGATGTTGTTTCTACAACTCAACCAGCACTACAAAGTGTTGCAACTACAGTTGATGTTCCAACTACAAGCACAGCAAGTGGCACAGCAGTAACTACTACTGCCACCACAAACCTTCCTTCTTCTTCTGTTGACCTTATTTCATTCAGTAAGACCAAAGGCGGAGATACTGTTACAGTAAACAAGAATACAACTACAATTACTGATAATCCATATACCGTAACAACTACAGTTACAACACCACTAACAACCACTACTACTGTTACACCTACAACTACTACTGTAGATGCCAACGGCAATGTTATTGGCGTAACATATGGAACACCTACATCAACTGATAATACTGTATATCAAGTTGTGTCATCTGACCAAACATTTGATTCTTACACTTCTACATCAGTAGACCAAAAGAAAGATGTAAACGTTGGCGGCACACAAGCAGTGTTTAATTATAATATAGTTAATCCATTTATCATTGATCCGCTTACTACAAAAGATGGTTCTTGGATAAATGCAAGTGGTGCTATAAGTGGCAATGTTGGTGCGAGTGGCTTAAACTTTGGTTATCAAAAGACAGTTGATGATATTACAGCAGGCGTTGCTGGTCAGGCTGGACAACTAGTCAATAGTGCACTGAACTCTACTGTAAGTGGAAATAATTATAGTGCTACTGCTTATGTGTTTAAGAAAATGGAACCCGTATGGATTAAAGGTTCTATTGGTTTTAATATTGTTGATGTTACTACCAAGAATAGCATCTCTGACTTTGGTTTAAGTTATGCTCAAACAGCAGAACAACGTATATCATACGGTGACCTAACCTTATATTCAGCAACTGCTTATGCTGGTTGGAGACCGCTAGTAGGTGCTACTATTGTTAATAGTGAAATTGGTTCTATTGTAGAAAGTGGCACAAGTCTACTTTCAAATGGTCTTACTAATTCAAAAAGCACTTATACAATGCCATATATTGGAACTCGTTATGAAGTTGATGAAGGCATATCTTTTGAAGGCAGAGTAACTAATACTGACCAATATGGCGCTGTCATTGGCGTTCGTTCTACTATCAAAAAGAAAGTATTTGATAATACAAGTATTTTCTTGCGTGGTGGATATGATCGTGGAAATAACTACAACAATGCTACTGTAATGGTTGGTATAACCGTTGATTTCTAATTTGACTTAATATACGCTCCGTGATACATTAAATAATCACGGAGCGTATTATGAGCGATCAGTCTAAACCAGACCTTGAACGAGATTTATATGATAGTCAGTTCATTCGTGAAAAGGCTCGTGATAATGACATATACTGTCAGCATCTTTATGCTACGCTTTGCAACAATGAGTTTATAAAGGCAGAAGTGTTATCCATATTAGCCGCAGAACATTGGTCTTGTAGTTGGCGACATGCTGGCGGTATTGCCGCAAGTTTATATGATGGTAGTTTCAGTGGCGATTATATGCGCTACTATGTAAGCAATATGATGGATAGTGCTGATTATATTACCGAAGGCAATGTTGATGAAGAAGTGCGTGAAGACTTAAAGAAACTTGGTTGGTATGTGGTTGAAAACAAGGTAAATATATAATGTTCTTAAACATTTTAGCACTGTTAAGTGCCATAAGCATAAGTGGTGTAGCGGCATATTATAGTATTGCTGGTCTCACAGCCATATTCAGCGGCGCAGTTATTCCTATTATCATTATGGGAACTGTGTTAGAAGTTGGTAAGATTATTACTACGGTATGGTTGCATGGCAACTGGAATAAAATTAATACCTTTATCAAGTATTACTTGAGTCTTGCCGTTGTTGTGCTTATGTTTGTAACAAGTATGGGTATCTTTGGCTTCCTATCTCGTGCGCACATTGAAACTACAAGCAGCGTAGGCGACAATACCCTACTCATTGAACAAGTTGACCAGAACCTTGCAGTTGAACAAAATCGCATTCGTGATAATCAAAAGATTATTGCGCAAATGGATGATGCTGTTAATGGGTTATTAAACAGCGGCGCAAGTAATGCTACAAAAGACAATAACCGCACGGCAACGCTAACCACACAAGCAACCAAACTGCGTGATAGTCAGAAGAAAGATCGTGATGCTGCCAACAAAACAATTGATGATACTAATAAACGTATTCAAGATTTGAATAGTCAGAAGTTAAAACTTAATCAGGCACAGTTAAAAGTTGAAGCAGAAGTTGGTCCAATCAAGTATATTGCGCAGTTAATATATGGAGATAGCGTTGATAAAAATTTGCTTGAACGAGCAGTGCGCTGGGTAATCATCTTTATTGTCGCAGTATTTGATCCACTTGCCGTATCACTGGTATTGGGTGCTACCATGAGTATGTCTTGGCGTAAACCAAAAGAAGAAAATAGTATCAAATATGTTGAAAAGATTGTAGAAGTTCCAGTTGAAAAGATAGTAACCGTATACAATAATGATGCTATTATTCGTGCTGATGCACTTCAAGCAGAAGTAGAAGAACTTCGTAATCGTGAGCCGCAAGTAATTGAACGAGTAATTACACAAGCAGTTCCTATCTATGAAGAACGTATTGTTGAAAAGATCGTAGAAGTTCCAACTACAACTGTTGTTGAGCGTGTTGTAGAAGTAGAAAAGATTGTTGAAGTAGAAAAGATTGTAGAGATTCCTATTGAAGTTGTAACTGATACAAAAACCATTGGTGATCTAACAGGTGCGCTTGACCAATTATTAAAAGAAATAGACGTAAAGAACAGCGAAATCCATAGACTTCATGCAGAGAATGAAATCTTGCGTGAAGAACGTAGCGGTGTTGATGAGAAAGCATATCTACTTGATGTAGACACTGATATTGTTGGACCACAGTTTCCAAGCAACCAGTCTATGGCACAGTTGTTTATCCTTGTATCACAACCAAACAATTTATATAAATGGAATGGCGATAGTTGGATTTTAGTTGACAAAACACAAAATACTGGTTATACTGATAATATAAATTGGAAGCATTGGCAGTTAGGTCGTTTACAACGAGCAGAGATTGAGTTTGAAGAAATGACCACCGCTGAACAGGCTGCACTAGAAACGTTAAATGTATGAACAGCGATAGCAGAATTGTAACAGCACCAGACCTAGACCTTGATGCCAGGTTTAAGATACTGTTGGTTGATGTTGAGTGGAGCGATGTTGAAAAACTATCACACGCTATTAAAGAACTGCCATTTCCAGTTACAATCTTCTTATATGGTAGCAAAGATGAGAATGATACGTGGTGTATTAATGCTAATAAACACGCCTATGCTACATTGGTAAACTGTAGATTTAGTGGCAATAAAGAATTGCTTAAAGGTTGGTTAATAGCACAGCGTAATACTTGGGCATTAGGCGCAAGCGAGTTGGGCGCAGCAACACATAGAAATATATTTGACATTTATTCTTGGTTGATTGCACAATATAATAATTACTTAAAAGAGGAAAATAATGAGTAATACTCCAGATTTAGAAAACGTTCGTCAGCGTGGATTGTTTGTAGAAGTTCACAACAACGATGTCAACAAGGCACTTCGTAAGATGAAGAAGTTGTTGCAGCAAGATGGTATTCATCAAACGCTACGTGAACGTGAACGTTTTGAAACACCAAGCATGAAGCGTAAGAAGTCAAAGGCTCGTGCACAAAAACGTTGGCAGAAGAAGTTAAAAGAACTTCGCACTGCTGGCATTGCTAATTAATCTTCACCAGTAACCAATAGGTTTAAAATGCGTATAATCAATGATACCAAGTTGGATTTCTCCGACGTTTTAATCTTGCCTAAACGTTCAACGTTAACAAGCCGTGAAGAAGTATCGCTAGAACGAACTTTTACATTTCGTAACAGTCATCGTTATTGGGCTGGTGTTCCTGTTATGGCGGCAAATATGGATGGTGTAGGAACATTTGAAATGGCAGAAAAACTTGCCACTTATAGGATGTTCACGTGTTTGCGCAAGAATTATACCACCGAAGAACTTGTGTTATGGATTGGTCGCACTGGGTTTAATATTCAAGAATATTGGGCATATGGACTTGGTATTAAAGACGAAGAATATGAAAAGTTCAAACTTGTTAAGAGCAAGTTGCCAAGGGATAATATCAAGTTTGTTTGTATTGACGTTGCCAATGGTTATACAGAACGATTTGTAGAGTTTGTTAAAAAGTTTCGTGCCGAAAATCCTGATTTAATTATCATTGCCGGTAATGTAGTCACTGGTGATATGACAGAGGAGTTGTTGCTTGCAGGAGCAGATATTATTAAAGTTGGTATTGGTCCTGGCAGTGTCTGCACTACTAGGCTTAAAACGGGTGTGGGTTACCCACAGCTTAGTGCTATTATTGAGTGTGCTGATGCTGCTCATGGGCTTGGTGGACATATCATTAGCGATGGGGGTTGCACTTGTCCTGGCGATGTGTCTAAGGCTTTTGGGGGTGGTGCAGACTTCGTAATGCTTGGTGGTATGTTAGCAGGACATGATCAGGGTGGCGGTAAAGTTGTATCGCAAATGACACGCAGTAATCAGGTATGGGTTGACGATGACGGCAAGATTGATGATATTTTTACTACTCAAGAATTTGTCAAGTTCTATGGCATGAGTTCAAAATCTGCTAATGAAAAGCATAGCGGTGGACTAAAGTCATATCGTGCCGCAGAAGGTAAAGAGGTAACGGTGCCTTATCGTGGTGATGTAAGTGATACTGTTCAGGATATTCTTGGTGGTGTTAGGTCAACTCTTACCTATACTGGCAGTAAGTCACTTAAAGAACTATCTAAACGAACAACATTTGTGTTGGTTAATAATCAAGTTAATAAAATATTTTCATAAAAACCCTTGACAAATGATGCGTGAATCACTAAATATATATAGACGATGCCAATGATGGGTCGTCTACAGTATACTCGCTTTAAAAAGGAGAAACAAGCATGAGTAACCTTCTACAGGTCTTTGACCAGAAACTATTTGATAACCTTCATCGCACTACTATTGGTTTTGATCGTATGTTTGATGATATGCTTCGTGTAAACAGCATCCAAGTTCAACAGAATTATCCACCATACAATATCATCCGCAATGATGAAACCAATTATGAAATTCAGATTGCCGTAAGTGGCTTCTCTGAAAAAGATATTGATATCACCCTAACTGATAATCAATTGGTTATCACTGGCGAAAATTTAGATGAAGATACCAATGAATATCTTCACCGTGGCATTGCTGCTCGCAAGTTTATTCGCACATTCTCATTAAGTGATGATGTTGTGGTAAACGCCGCAAAGGTTAAAAATGGCTTGCTTATCGTATCACTTGAACATATTGTTCCAGACTCGAAAAAACCAAAGAAAATCACAGTAACCAAGTAATATTATAGCAATAAACACGGCGGGAATTGTTCCGCCGTGTAAATAATAGAAGATGAGTAAAATGAGCACAGACACCGCAACAACAACCAAAGTTAAGATTGCACCACGCACCGATCTTACACCGCCGCCACAGTTTCAAGTTATCTTTATGAATGATAACGTAACAACTGTACAATTTGTCATGGCGGTTCTCATGGAAATATTTGATCACAGCGAAAGCACTGCAAGAGATTTAACGGTTGCAATTCATGAACAAGGTCAGGCTGCTGTTGCTGTTTTACCATTTGAAATTGCAGAAAGTAAGGCAGTAGAAGCAACTCTACTTGCTCGTACAAATAGTTTTCCGCTTAATGTAAAACTTGAACCTGTTGCTTAAACTTCAATAAGTTTTGGAAAATATACTGTACCGATATTTTCTTCTTCACGACCACGTGGATTGCAAACATATCTGATACCGTCTATCACTTCATCATATTGAGTATGCACATGACCAAAGCACCATGTACTTATTTTATTGTTGGTATTGGCATTAAGTGATAGATTGAGCAAACTATTTCCAGTGCGTCCCATATGATATTGTGGCATATTGCTATTAATGTATCTGAATTTTTGTAATGGTGCGGTATGTGTAACAACTACTATTTTGTTAATTCGTGGATCACTATTGAATGTGTCTACTTGTTCATAAAGTATTTTAGCATCTGTCTTGGCAGTAATGAATATCTCACTCATTAATTTCTCACTATAAGTTGAGTCAATCAAACTATTCCAACAATCTGCCGTGCTATAATCTGGATTACAAAAGTCAAATGTCCACCAACCATTACAACCAACAAAAGCAGTATCATCAAGCACAAGACATGATCTATATAGGTAAGTTATATTGCTATGGTTCTTTAACTTTGCTTGAAACGCAGCGCAGTTAGCCTCAATATCCATTTGATGATTATGTTCATGGTTGCCTTCTACGAAGATAACATGACGATAGCAACGTGCCATTTCAACTAGTGTGGCATAGGTATAGTCCCAATCGTTGCTAATGTCACCAGCAACAACTGCTACAAGACTAGTTCCTAGTCCACGATAGTTTAGTAATTTATCTTTGGACCACCAATTATCGTGTAAATCACTGTATAAATCAAAGTGCATTTTTTTATATTCCAATAATAATTAGCCTATATAATGTTATGAATATTATTTTTGATGAAAAATTAGCCGCACAACTTACCGAGAAATATACGGTTCTAGAGTTAGATACTATTATGCAACCTGGTTTAACACAGCCTGTTAAACTGTTTGCAGTTGTTGAAATTACTAATGTTCAAGATATTACTACACTGTCGTTTATGCGTGAACTGCATGTAGAAATGATTCGTGCTTATAAGAGTGGTGATTGGGAAAAAACCCAAGAACTCGTTGCTATGCTACTTGGACAATTTGGTGGTGAATTAGACGAATTTTACAATTTAGTTATTGACTTTTGTAGGGAATCTGCTAAAGTAAATAGAAGTTGGGACGGCATTAAACATACTGTTCCTGTAGAATAATATAGGCTGAGTTGGCACAGTGGCGACTGCACCGCTTTTGTAAGGCGGAATACAAACAACGGGGGTTCGAGTCCCTCACTCAGCACCATTCAATATATTATTAAAACGCAATTTCTCTTCTTGAGCAAACTCAAAGAACCTATTTCTATTGTGCAATAGATCAGGCAGCATATTATTATATAACTGTTGTATCTGTTCAGTAGATTGGTTTTTTAACCATAGTAATATTTCAATAATATCATTTTCGTTGGTGGGAAACCAGTGTGTAAAAGTTTTAAACCCACGATTACGCAACCACTGGTAACTTCTTGCATCGCCGTTTATTAAAAATGGTCGCAGTCCTATAATAGGTTTAAACGTTTTCTCTGTTACCATTAATTCTTGGTCAGTATTGTGTGGCAAAGTTTCATTGGCAATGTTTAAAAAATGATGTTGCCAAATATCCATTCTACCTAAACTAAAAAGGTCATGTGGAATATTGTAGCCACCATCGAAGCCTTCACCATACCAATGTCCATGTTGGATATAGTCGTTTAAATTTTCATCCAACGTAGATTCAAAATTATGATTTGGTCCACTGCCTAGCGTAGCAATACCACATGCTAGTAAATTATTATCTATATATTTTTTATATAATGCAAGTCTGTGTTCATGTGGCTTTCTGCTATACGACAAGAAATTATATTTTATATCTGTTAATATTATTTCATCTTCACTGTATTTTTTAAATCTATCGCAAAGTATAGTTGATGCAAAATCCCATGCATACTCACCGCTAAAGTTACCTATTTTATAAACATTGAATTTACAAAATAACTGTAGAATTTTTTCTGAATCCCATGGGTTGGGAGCAGGATCAACAAATGACAATAAGAATACATTGCCACTATTATTAC